ATTTTTATTTAATGCTGGTTTAATTAATTCTAAAAGTTATTTAGAATTAAAAGATACTACAGTTAGTAGCGTTTTATCAAATGCTATTAAACAAACAGCTGCCAACATAGGTTATGCAGATTTTGAAGATGTGTTAAATGGTGAAAATATAGATTATCCAATTTTAAGTAATATTACAGGATTGTTAAATAACGATGAAGCAGCTCTTAACGTGTACGATACTATAATTACCCAACAGATTAACGAGTTTAAAAACAGAAACGATTTATTTACAATAAAATCTAATAATTGGGAACTCGATAACCAACAAACAATTCAAAATTTAAATTCAAACGATTTAGACACAAGAAAAATTGCAGTGCAAGATATTCAAGAGGCATTTAATTTAAATCTTATTAATCAAGATAAATATAATTCTTATTTAAAAGTAATTAATGCAAGTGGAGCATTTGCTACTAATGATAATTTAAATAAAATTATGACATTACAATCTGAATTAAGCACAGGCACATTGACTAGAACAGATTTAGCTAACATTGATCGTAGCTTAATTAGCCAAAAAACTTATGATAGTTTTTATGGACAAATTAATGCTGCTGATAATTTAAATGAAGGCAACATTAGACAATACGCATATTCAACATTTGGTGTAGAGACTGGTATGCTTGATCCAAATAACAGAGATCATCAAGCTATCTCTGGTGTTTTAAAAAAAATTGATGGTGATTTAGCACAATGGAGATTGGGAGATTTTACAAAATTAAGTGAAGAATATGGACAAGACATAACAAAAATGTCATTTGAACAATTTGGTTTGTTAGCAGTAGAAGTTGGTAGAAAACAATCTAGAAATATTCGTTTAAATTATTTTATAGCAAAAATAAAACAAGTTAACTTTGAACTTGATAGTACGTTTGTAAATTCAATAAAACCAATTGATTTTCGTAATTATAATAAATGGGAAGCAGATGCAATAGCTAACGGTTATGATCCAGATGATGCTATTTTTGCTAGAGGTGAATTAAACATGTATAGTGATTTCTTGGATGGCATTAGTGAGTGAACTAAAATCAATTTTAAATAGCATTGATCCAGAGGTTCAAGAAAATACTCAAGATGGATTTTATAATGTTCCAAGTTATGATTATGTGTATGATGTTCAATCACAACAAGTTAAGAAAAAAAACATTATGTCAATGTTTGAGCCTGGTGGATTTTATGCAGATCCTACTGGTGATCGTACACAAAAATATATTAAAGAACGGTATATAAATGCACCAACTAAAATAACTAAAAATATTGCTACTGAAACTTCATTGGTAGTGCAAGATACTTTAGATACTATTGCTGAAGAATTTACTGATTTTGGTGACAATGTTTTATTTTACACAAACAAATATAACCCAGCACATACTTTAGGTGAGTACCCCTTGCCAGATGCAAAAAATATATTTTATGATGAAAAACAAGGTAAAGGCAATATTCGTAGTGCGTGGGATTTTTACCGTACAGGCAACGGTCTGATCGAAGTACAAGAACCCACTGAAACAAAAGAACAGTATAAAGAACGCCAAGCTAATAATCCAAATAAATTTTATTTGCAAGAACCACAAACCTTTGTTGGTGATTTGGCTGCTGATATTGGAGCATTTTTAGTTCCTTTCATTTACGGTACTAAAATTGTGCAAACCCCACAGATGATTAGTAGTGGTAGAAAATATTTAGACCGTGCTTTTAGATGGGCAGTATCTGGAGCTGGAGTAGAATTTGTTTATGGTACTGAAAGCAAAGAGGATGAATCTTTTCTTGGAATGTTCACTGGCTTTAGCCCAACAACACAAACAGGTTTAAAAAATTTAATGCATAACAGTTTTTTAAATGATGATGATGCTGAACAATTTGCTAATCATTTAGATCATGCTGTTAATAGTGGTATTGATGAAGGATTACTTTCATTAGCATTTAGTGGTATCGGTCATATATTTAAAAGTTCATATTTTAAAATGTTTCCTGATGAAGCGGTAAAATCTGCCAAAAAATCTTGGCAACGAGATCATGCTATACCATTTAGTAAATATGCAGAACGTAATCCTGGGATTACCAATAAAGACACATTAGCAAAATATATGAAACAACCCAAAGTTAAAACATGGTTTACTGATGAATCTAGGCGTTTTTTCTTTCAAACAAAAAATGTAGATGATTTTATTAAGCAATTTGAAGCTGAAGTATTTGGACCAGTACAAATTGGTAAAGGTGCTTACAACAATGGATTTGATGTATTTAGCAATGGTTATTCAACATACAAGAAAAACATAGTCAAATTATATAAACGTATGCAAGCTAATAAAATTAATGGATTAAAAATATTTCTTGCTGGTGGTGCAGCTTACACGGCAATGTCATCATCGGATGCAGAAGCTGGTATTTTAAATAAAAGTATTCAAAAATATTTTCAAAAAGGTGGACAAAAATTATTTCAACGTGGTGCTGACAATAAACTTATACCAATCACACATGATGATGTGTTAGCTATGCCTGTTGCTAAAGAAATATTTATTCAATCACAAGAAGCTGAAGGAGAATGGATCGTACATCAAAACAAGGATGAATATTTAGCATCTGAAGATGGTTATGATGCCAACCCACTAGATTTGTTGCCAAACCAAAAATATCCGTATTACGATTTATTAGCTCAAAAAATACAAGGCATGAACTTTGACACTATGCCTAAAGAACAATTTTTAAATACTATCACCAATACGCCTGGTATTAAAAAAGAAGAAATTGAAACTACTGAATTAGTTGAATTTGTAAACGGTGTTGATGGTGATGTAATCAGCAAAAATGCTTTGCTAACTGACTGGTATGATAATTCAAGAATTACTTTAACTACTCGTACTTTTGGTTCAGATACTGGTTCTGGTGAAATGGAAGAAGCCTACGGTAAGTATGAAGAACAAACTATGCCAGGTAATTATGATAAATATAAAGAACACATTTTAAAATTTAATAAAGAATTATCTGAACCAGATTTATTAAAGTTATCAGAATCTATGATTACAGCAGCTGATTTAAAATTAACATATAACATTGGTAATAAAATAAATAGTAATGGTGATAGAGTTAGCTCTGAGTATGTAAATTTAGTTGATAAAGATGGTAAGTATATAAATGAATTGCATGGCACTCCAATTAATGTGCCAGCAGATAGACCAGAAGAATTTGAAAAATTTAAAAAAGAACGTGAAAGAACATTATTTAATGGCTTAATCACCATATATAATCAAAATTTGAAACGTGCATTTATGAAAGACAAAACTTTTCAAAGTTCTCATTTTTCTGAAAGCAATGTGTTATTACACACTAGAACCAATGAACGTATAGCATCTGATGGTCAACCTCTATTATTTTTAGAAGAATTGCAATCCGACTGGCATCAAATGGGTAGACGAGAAGGTTATTTTAAACCAGGTCGTACTCCTATTACGTCTGCAATAAATTCAGCAATAAAGTCAGGAGTTCTTGATGCACCATTTAAAGATACTAATAGTTGGACACAACTTGGTCTTAAAAAGATGGTCAACTATGCAGCTACTAAAGGTTATACTCGTTTGGCTTGGACACCTGGAGCAGTGCAAAATGAACGCTATAAATTAAGTGCATATTTTGATTCTATGTTTGTTGAAAAAATAAAAGGTGGCACTAAAGAAGGTCAATATTATATTTCTGGTAGTGATAAAAAAGGTTATGGAGATATAGATAGAACAGTAAATGAATCAGAATTACCTAACACAGTTGGTAAAGAATTTGCACAAAAAATAGTTGATGAAGCTGCTACCTATCCAGATGGTCATACTTACAAAGGTTTAGATTTAGAAATTGGTGGCAAAGGTATGATAAATTATTATGATAAAATGATCCCTAATAATCTAAAAAAATTATATGCTAAAGACGGAGTTGAGTTTGGAGAAATTGAATTAGGTAATCAAAAATTAGGCACATACGCTATGAATGAAAATTTTTCAGCACCAGCTGCTCCTAATAATTTTGTTTATGAAATATTAGAAGATCTAGGCTTAGGCTACGGTCATTCTCGAATTGAACTTAATACCATAGTTATGAATGATGAAGTTTTATATAATGATTTTAGAGAATTTTTAGTTCAAGTAGTAGATGATATGCTATCAATAGATACAACTGGCAATTTGGTTAAGTCTATTGATGTTGATACAATTATTGAAAATTTATCTACAGTAGAGCAAGAAGCATTTTTTGACGAATGGCTAGCTACTTATGGTATAGAACCAGCAGTAAATAATATAACAGTTCAGTACATGACTATACCTGAAAATTTAAAGGACCGAGTGTTAAAACTAGGACAACCGTTGTTTGGATCGAACCCAAGTAAATTAGGTGCATACGAAAATAAAACTACACAATAAACAATAAATCATATATTAATTAATAAAATAGGATACCATTGCGTGTCCTTTTTTTTTGGAGTTTTCTTACATGGCAATCAAGACTAAGATCAGCAAACCAGCTGATGATACTGATTCTTTAATTAAAGATACAGTTGAAGGCATAGATGCCATAGCATCACAACAACCTTTAGAACCGTTATTAAATGAGCAAGGTGAACCAGTACAATTAGCTGGAGCTGGTAGTGAATTTGTAAAAGGTTTAATTAAAGGTGCGGCAAAAAAAATTGCACCAAAAACTACACAAAGATTAGAAAAAGCTGCAATAGTAAAAAAAACCAAAGAAGCTGAAATAGCTGCAACTGAAGCAGCTGTCTTAGATGAAATTCAATCTGAACCAGTAGCAGAAGCAGAAGCAGAAGCAGCTCCAGTTATAAATCCAGCAGCTGAAGATATAAGTGTACCTACACTACCATATTATATTAGACAACAAGTTGAACAACAAGTTGAAAAAAAAGTTGCAGATCCAACTTATATATTTGAACAATTTGATGCAGTAGAAGATTTAGAAGGATACTTAACTAAAAATGCTGGAATTAATATTGAAAAATCAGGACCAATATCTATAGCAAAAACTGAAGAAGCAGCTTTAAAATCATTTTCAGAATCAATGGATATACCAGCTACAGTTTTAGCTCAAAATGGTATTTTAAATTCTAGTCAGGTACAAAGAGCATTTAATATCATGTTGCAAATGCAAGAACAAAACCATGAATTAGACCAACTTGTAAGTGATCCAGCTACACGCACACCAGTTTTAGAATTAAAATTGCGTGAAGGTTTAATGAAAGAATCTGCTGTTAGAAAATATTTTAATGGAGCAAAAAGTGAAATTGGGCGTTCTTTAAATATATTTAAACAACTTAAAAAATTACTTGCAGAGGATCCATCTTTATTAACTAGTGAACTCATAGATCGAGAGTTTGGTGGTCAAAGTGTAAACATAGCTCGTGGTTATAATAATGCTTATAACAACAGCAAAGCTAATGGGCATCTAGCAATCACAGCAAAATATGCTGAAGGTGCTTATGGACAAAAAACTTGGAACGCCTTGATGTCTTTTTATTATTTTAACATGTTAGCTAGTCCAAAAACCCAAATGGTTAATTTAAGTGGCAACGCTAGTTTTGCTGCAATGAGTATTCCTGAACATTATATTGCTGGTTTAGCTACTAAAGTTAGTCGGACTGTAGCTAGAATACCAGCTCTTGTTGGTGGTAAAAAAATAACTGAATCCCTATTACAAGAATTAGAAGGCAGTATTGAATCTAGTGAAGCTCAAGCACGATTTCTTGGAATGATGAAATCTATACCTTATGCTTTTCGTTTAGGGGCAAGATCATTTAAAACTGGTGAACGATCAACTGGTCGTAGTCAAATTGGTGAAGAAACCATGCAAACAAAAATGGATGAATACTTTACAGACAAAGTACCAGAACGTAATAATGAATTTGACGCTATTACTGGAGATAAATTAATTCCAACTCCATTAAAAAATCTGCCAGGTATGAATGTGTTTGGCAAATTCTTAGATTACTTTGGTGCAATTACTAGTGTGCCTGGTCGTGGGTTATTAAGTGGTGATGAATTTTTTAAAGAAATAGCTCGGCAAATGGAATTGTTTACTATAGCAGAACGCACAAGAGTTGCAGCTATTCGTAATGGAGCAACTGCTGCCGAAGCCGAAGAAGTTTATGTAGATATTTTAGCAAACCCTGGCAACAATTTAAAACCACGTTTAGACAAAGCTGCTGACTATATGACATTTCAAAACCCATTAGATTTTATAGGTAAAAATTTAAAAGGGGTACAAAAATTACCAGGTGGTCGATTGATTGTACCGTTTTTTAATGTGCCTTATAATCTTGGTAAAATTATTTTTGGTTATACGTTAGGTCCAAATTTAATTCCATTAGCAGCCGAAGAAGGTAAATTTATTCTTAATGCATTGCAAAAAGCCTATCCAGAAACCATGGCTAAATGGGCTGGTATGAAATCAGAATTTCAACGAGATCCAACTAAAAAAAGTTTATGGGAAGCACGAGTTGCAACAAGTGTAGCTATTTTTGCTGCTTCTTATTATTTATTAGAAAGTGGTCGTTTAATTGGTTCAGCCCCAAAAGATCCAATAGATAAAGCTGCTTTTTACGATGCTGGAAAAGAACCCTATTCTATTGTATACAAAAAAGGAGATTGGGAAGGACCATTATTTGATGAAAATGGATTGCCAAATGGTGATTTACATTATCGTAGATTTATTGGGTTTGAACCTTTTGCTGGAATTATAGGTATTAACATAAGTGCTATAGAGAACATGGCACGGTATCAAACCCAAGATCCTGAAAGTGGATTTGCTTTAAATTTTCTTCCAATGGCATTTGTAGCTGCTACTTATGATTACGTCACAGAGTGGCCCCTTGTTAAAGGTTTTGCCGATGCATTGGATGTAATCTTAGGACCTGAATATTCTAAATTTAGTGATGATCCGCAAAACATAAAATTTGATAGATTGTTGTCTGGTATTGGTAAAAATTTAATTGGTGGTGGAACTGTTGGCAATCAAATTGGTAATATAAGTGATCCTACTTTAAGAGTAGCACAACCAGATTTTGAACAAGATTTAAAAATATTTTTAGGTGATGTTAAAGAACGTAAGGTTAATCCTAATTTTGGAACTTTTGATGACAATACAATAGGTAATCAATTTACAGCAACTTTAGATGGTATTTATGCCAACTATGATAAAGAAACTAAACCAGCTCGTGCTGATATATTTAACAAGCCTTACACTAAAGATTCTGGGCGTGGCTGGATTGGTAATGTAAGAAATTCATTTTTACCATTTTCAGTTTTTGATCGTGAAAAACCTAATGATACTTATATTGAATTGTTAAGATTACATGCTGTGACTGATAACATGCAAGGTAATAAAAATTTATTAACTCGTAAAAAGAAACATAATTTAATGGGTGTTATTGGTTTAAATCAAATCCAAACAGCTTTCTTTTATGAATTAGTAGCTAACAACAACAAGGAATTAATTAGATACGGTCAACCTTTTTCATTAGAAAAAAAGATTACACGATTAATGAAACGTGGCAATTATAGAAAACCTATAATTACTGAAGCCTTTAAAGATTATAGTGATGGTACTTATGCTGGACTAAAACAATTTGGTTTAGAAGATTTGTATAGAATAAGTTTAATTGAAAAAGAAATTAGCAATTATATGACTTCAGCCACAGCTGCTTACTTAAATTTAGATAAAAAAAATAAAGGTAAAATTTACCCAGCATTAAAAGAATATTTTTTAAAAACTAACGCACAACAACCACCTGAATTTAATCAACTTTTAAATTTAAAAAATTAACTAGGATTAACTTATGACAATATCAACAACTATAATAAAAAACAGTTTCAGTGGAGATGGCTCAACTACGGCTTTTACTTACAGCTTTCCCATAAACTCAACCTCAGAGATCACGGTTATCATCAAAGCCTCAACTGGTGTAGAGACTGTTAAAACTATAACTACCCATTATACCGTAGCCGAT